GGCGAGCGACTCGGAGGCATTGCGCGTGTTGCTGCCCACGTCGGTGATTTTCGTGCCAAGCTTGTCAATGGCCTCCCATTCCTTGCGCACCTGGAGGAGCCAGGCGTCGAGCAGATCGGACGGCAGGGCCGCCGACCCGGCGGGTTGCGCGGTGGGATAGCCGGTGTCCGCCGGTTCGAGCGTGTTCCAGAAAAAGCCGGCGGTGAAAGTGAAGCGGACCTGCGCATACCAGGGACCGACATCTCCGCGTTCCGGGAAGTTGACGATGCCGTTGGCGAGGTCAATGGACAGGATGTTGCCGAGGTCCTGCGCGACCCAGCCATCCGACTCCTTGATTTTCAAATCCACGGCTGTCAGGACTTCGAGGGGATAGCGCGACAGCAAAAACTGGCAGCGGTCGGCAGGGATGATTTCCTGGACGCCAACCAGACGCGTGAACTTTCGGTTGCAATAATTCTCGAAGGCGGCGGCCACACCCAGGCCGACGGCCGTGAGCTTGGCGTCAAACGAGTCATCACCGGCCTGGCTGGAGGCGAGGATTTGCGCGCGAAGAAAATCAAGATTGGAAAAGCCGGTGTTCATGATTCCAGGTGAATGATGCCGTCGCGTCCGGCGACGATGTTGTTGAGGCGCGGATCGCGGCCAATGACTTCGGCGGTGGTGGCGCGGCGTCCGCCTTTGCTCCGCTTCGGCGTGACAGGGAGAGAAGCCGCCACAGGATGCGGCACTGCGGGGGCAGCGCGTTCATCGCGCGTGTTAGCATCACGCGTTCTGAGCATCCGATCCTGTGGCGGCTGATTAAGCATGGGGCCTATTGGCTTTGTGAATCGTAGTGCGCGCTGGCCGTATAAATGCGGTTGGTGACCAGCGCCGGTGTGAGCTGCAATGAAACGATGCGGCCGTAGTTGCCCACGAAGATGGCATCGCCATTGATTGCATTGGTGGTCGCGCCGACCGGAATGGGCGTGGCCGCCGACATCAGCTCGACCTCATCATAGACCGACGTGGCCACGCCCCAGCCGCCGGAGGCCAGCACGACGTTCGTTCCGCCGTAAGGGCCGGAGTTGGTCGTCTGGTTCCAGGTCGAGATGGTGGACGAGTAGCAGGTGCCGTTATGTTGCAACACCAGGACGCCGCCAGCGGTCAGGCCGTTGGTGCTGTTGATCTGGTTGGTGACCGAACTGGTCGCCACGTTCGTGGCTGTGACATAGAACGGCGTGGTGCCGGACGCGAAGTTCAGCGCAGCGGTGTTGGAATCGCTGGCATAGTTGACGTTGACAATGCGGACCTGTGAATTCGGGTCCGCCGGGAAGTAAACCGTGGCGCCGGTTGTGGCATTGCCATAGCCGGAGACGGTCTTGAAGGTGGGCAACGCCGCGAACGCTGCGACGGCGACGGCGAGGCCAACCACTGCGGTGATGAGAATTTTTTTCATGTTCAGTCTTTCGTTAGGTTTAAAGGATGGTTTAGAACGTTTTCAAAAAGGGGTTAGTCACCTCCCCCGTGATCATGTTTATTGCGCGGCGGTTTGCAGGGCCGTCATGGCGTCGGGCGCGAGCGCCTCGACATCAATACGCTCAATGGCGCGCATCCCGATTTCGTCGGTGACGAAGTAAACCTCGCGGCTGGTCTCGACACGCGGCGTGCCGCGTTCGCCCAAGTACCAGTAGGAGAGGTCGCCGAAGAACGCCAGGTAAGTGGCGGCTGCCGCGACCGTGGCGTAAGGCTGCATGACGCCGACCCAGTGGATCGGGAAGCCATCCAGCGTGGCCGGCTGCGAACCATTTTGCCGGACGTAGATGTAGGGATTGTTCAGCGTGTTGAACGTCACGAGCAACGCCTCCATCGTCGGGTTCAGGTAGTGAGCCGCATTGCCTGTTTGCAGCACGGCCGCATTGACCTTGGCGCGCATGGCGCGGAAGTCATTGATGGTCGCGTCGGTGGGTTTGGTCTTGCCCGCGCCGAGCTGCACGAGCTGCGGGGTTTGAGCCACACCGGCAATGTAGGGGCCAACGCCCTTGATGTTCGCGTAGGTGCCGGTGCCGTCACCCAGGAAGCCGGTCTGGTCTTCCAGGTTGGCGAACCGGCGGGAGATATACCGCGCCACGAACTGGCCAAACGGGATGAACGTGTCCTCCTCAATTTCGGACGGGATGCGGATGATGCCGCCGCATTTGTTGGCGGTGAAGGTGACGTTTTGCGCGGCGACTTTCTTTTCGCCCAGCGCCTGGCTCATGCCGGCGGTGCCGACGCCCAGGAAGGTGAACGCATCTTCACCGGGTTTCAACTGCGGCAGGTTCACCGTGCCGGCGCCCAGGGGAAACACCGTGGCGAACTGGCGGAACTGGCCATACTTGTAAACCAGCTCAACGATCTGCGGGACGTAGATCGTAGGCAGCGGGATGTCCGTGCTGGCGAGCGCGGCCTTCTCGACGCCGATCCATTCAGCGGCCTTGGCAAGCATGGTCTCGGCATCACCGTGTTTCTTGGTGTCCCATTTATCCTGCCGCATGGCGCAGGCCAGATACATGCCGGACAGGGCCAGCGCGCAACTGTCGGTGACGAAAGGCTTGTTGCCGACGTAACGCACACCCGTGTCGCCATCGCGCAGCATGGACTGCTTGCGGAGTTTCTTAAGGTCGGCTTTGACCTTATCGTGGTCCTCGCCCATCGTCTTGAGCAGATCGGGTAACTTTTTGATGGCGGCAAAACCGCCTTCCACCTTGGCCAGGTCCGCGAGTTCCTTGAACATGGCGTTGTAGCCTTTGAAGCCGTCAAGGATGCCCTCGAATTCCTTGATCTGTTCGGGCGATAACGCGGTGGTGTAACACATCGCCTGGCGTTTGCTCATGGCGATTTGCGATAGCTGGTAACAACCCACCAGCATGGCGCAGGCGACGGGCGGCATGCCCAAATGAGCGAGCGCGACCGCGCCCAGGATGACAGCGAATAACGCCAACAGGTGGCGATACGGTTTCAGATTTTTTTTCATAGCAGATTTTTCTTTGGTTAATGGTTTAGTTTTTGAGGACGTTGTGGAGTCCCCTGGCCAATTGCAGCAAACGCGCGTCATGGATTCCCGCACCGGACGCGCCGGCCTGGGTGCTGGGGTCTGCCTCTTCACCGCAAAATTGTTTCAGAAAGTCAGCAAGGTTCTTCCGCTCGGCCGGATTGAGCACGCCCTTGATCTGGTTGCCGATGGTGGCGCCGGGATTGGCGGGAACCACGACCAGGGATTTTTCCAGCAACTCCGACTCGGTGTAGGTGCGGTCGGGTTTGTCCTTGCTGTCGCCGCTGGTCCATTCCAGGGGAATAAAGCCGACGGACATGGAACGGATGAAACCGCCCTTGGCCATTTTGTAGGCAAGCAGGCCGAGCGGATTGTCCACCGCGAACAGAATGCGGCAGCAGAGCTTGTTGTTCTGGACCTGCTGGTCCTTGGGCAGGATGTCGCGCCCGAGAATTTTCATGATGCTCGAATAATCGTGGCAATCCGGGACGACCGGATTGGCCAGGAAGTTGTCGAGCTGCCAGCCGTCCTGCTGGATCACCTCGTTGTAGCGGTCGAGCGTGTCGTCGCTGGCGATGAAGTCCATGACCGGATCGTCACCGGCAACTTCCTTGACGTTGCAATGCAGACCACCGCGCAGTCCGGCCTTCCCGGTGTTGAGGGTGATGAGCCGGGAGCCGAACTCCGTTTTCACCTGGTCGAGACTGAGATCGTAAAATTTCATGATGTTTTTTTGTTAAAGGTCAGCACGCCGACGCCAAAGATTTTGAACGTGAGGGTTTCTTCGTCCTCGCCGGTTTTCTGCGCGGCCAGCTGAATGCACTGGCAATTAATGATGTTGCCGGCGCTGGCGCCCAGGGAATCGTCACCGGGATACATGAGCTGCTCGCCGCCGACCTCGAATGGTTCTTCCACGGGGATCGGGGCGTCGATGTATTGCTCCTCAGCGATGGCGTGAGCTTCGCGGACATTCGGGCCGTGGCTGGAGAGCCAGGCTTTGTACTGGATGCCGGCGTCGGTCATGGCCAGGTGCCGCGCGTTGTTGTAGGCCATGTTGGTTTCCGTCTGCGCCACGCGCTTGGCTTCGCCACTGGTGAGATTGTTGAACACGGCCTTGACGCGGTCGGCGAGTTGCGCCGAGGTTTCACCGGCGTCGAGTCCCTGATCCAGCGAGGTGTTGAGCTGGTCGCGCACCGTGCCGCCCACACCCATGATGGGTTGCGTGCGGGACAGCAGATATTCCTTCGCCTGCTGGGGCGGATA